GTGCCACCGTCAATGGTCTCAAACACCAGCTTGTCTGTACCAGAAGCAGTGAGTGTTGGGGCTGTACCTCCGGGCCAATCCACCGAAGCAGGCCATGTGACCGTTTGTGAGCCTCCGTTGACCAAATACAGCGTGAAGCCGCACAGCTCGTCTGAGGCGGTTGGGTTAGAGAAGGTAAATGTGTTTGCCGAGGTGTCTACTGTGGCTGACACGCTGTTACCGAGCGTCAGGTCGATGTCTTGAGTGCCGCCACCTGTGGAGCCGATTGCGTTAGTTACTTCGCCGTAGTCTTTCAGGTTGACCCTAGAAACTGTTTGATCGCCACCAATCAATTCCCCTGTCAATGTTGCGCCTGATAATGCTGCGACTACATTGGTGGCATCCGTTACATCAGCAAGAGCCTCTATACCGCCTAACTTAGACTCTTCAGCAGTAGTGTAGCTTGCTGTAGTATTGGTCAGCACTGTGGCTAGGGGCTGTATACCAGCTTCTGCTAAGGTATTGTTAATCCAAGCAGTCCCACTCCACTTAAGTACCTCATTAGCAGCTATGCTTGTTATGGTAGTGTCAGTAAGATCAGCTAAGGCTCCTTCAGCACTATTGGCATCAACATAGGCCTTAACTGACTGCTGAGTGGGGACTTTAGTGGCTAAGTTACTAACCATACTGTCTTCATCAATAACAAAGGACATAAGAGCAGTCGTAGAATCGCTCTCCATTACAGCACCAGCGGCTGTGACGTTTGCTGTATCGGTTACATCTGCAAGAGCTTCGATGCCGTCTAGCTTTGTACCATCTGCTGCTACATCACGACCATCTACAGTTCCAGAGACAGTAATGTTTGTAAAAGAACCAGCAGCCGCTGTAGTACCACCAATCACTGTACCGTCTATTGTGCCGCCATTAATGTCTACTGTATCTGCTACAAGACTATCAATGTTAGCAGTTCCATCAATAAAAAGATCTTGCCACTCAGCTCCAGAAGCTCCTAAATCATAAGTTCCGTCTACTGAAGGAATAAGATCTGAAGCAACGTCTGCGTTTATAGTTACTGTATCGGCTGTATCAGAACCAAGGATTGTATTACCATTAATTGTAACGTTATCTGCTGTTACAGTTCCGGTAAAAATAGGATCAGAACTGCTTGCAAGATCTGCAACATAATCGTAAACAGCTTTAGCAGACGGTATAGTATCATGTAAGCTTGAAACAGTATTCAGGTCTGTATCTAAAACCCCCGAGGCTAAATGCGTTGTGTTAAGATTAGAGATTGTATTCGAGCTTGCACTGATTGTTTTGTTGGTTAGTGTCTGTGTTCCTGTTAGCGTTGCAACTGTACTATCAATGTTATGCGTTACAGTCCCAGCAGTCACAACACTTGTGATGCCTGTCCCGCCCGTAAACGTAAGAGTCTCAGAATCTAAATCAATAGCATCTGTACCCGTATCTCCAACAATGTCTAAATCTTGAGCAGTTACTTGTGTATCTACATAAGTCTTAACCGCTAAGGCCGAGGGCAATGTAGTATGTGTTACAGCCACAGAACTTATATCAGTATCTAAAACCCCGGTCTTAAGATTATCTACTTCAAGATTTGAGACCGTGTTGTTATCTGCATCAATTGTTTTATTGGTTAGTGTTTGTGTACCTGTTAGTGTAGTTACAGTACTGTCAATAGACACCGTTAGAGTATTTGTAGCTCCGGCTGTATCTATGCCCGTGCCACCCGCAATCGTTAGAGTTTCTGAGTCTAGATCAATGCTTAACGCACCTCCAGTATCTCCTTGAAAATCTAAATCTTGTGCAGTGACTTGTGCATCTACGTAGGCTTTAACGCTTTGTTGTGTTGGAACAAGCGTTGCAGAATCAGAGACCATATCATCTTCATCTACAAAAGCTGTGATGGTTATAGTGCCATCAGATAAAGACCCATAAGTTATAGTTGTACCAGTAATTTCTGCAGCCGTAGTAGCCCCAATAGTAACAGCATCTAAAGTTCCGCCGTTAATATCTGCAGTGTCTGCTACAAGACTATCGATGTTCACAGTTCCGTCAAAGTAAGCATCTTTAAACTGTAAGCTTGCTGAGCCTAAATCTATATCGTTTGTAGTAACAGGAACAATAAGACCATCACTAATTCTAACTTGCTCTGTTGTAACCCCACCAACTTCAACAAAGAAACCCATGCGGTTGTTTGTGCCATCAATCTCAATCTTATTTAAAAAATCAAGGTCTCCAATCTTTGAAATGTTTCCGCCTTGACCTAATGAGCCGTCGTGCGTATGGCCTGTAGCATTAGCATCAATAGAAGAATAAGCAAAAGCATTTACAAGCTGATTATATTCATTGTTGAATAAACCTGCTGTAATTGTATCACCGTCTGTAAAAGAACTTTGTCGAATATAATTCTGAGCCATGTTTGTTTATCTCCTACCTGATGGCATGTAGTCTATATATAAACCATTTACTGAATAAGAAGCGCTGACAGTATTACTAAACACTGTTACGCTTACTGTGTTTCCACTGCCTTCTACGGGCTGACGAACCATTGGGTCGTTAGTAGCTCCAAAGGTTGCTACACCAAACGTAACATCTCCAAAGATTGATGGAAACTGAATATTTTCTAATAAATAATCGTCGGGCTGTGGAATATTCGGATCTTCAAAATCATAGCGAATTCTAAGATAAGGAACTACTTCACCCTCTGGACTCAAAGAAGAACGAATATATTTTAAAGTTTTTCTTGTTCCTACATCACCAAAATCAAAAAACGGTGTAGTATAAAAAGCATTGATTGCGGTTTCTACGCCTGCAGGATTAAAAGAATTTCCAATTTCATGAACATAAATATAACCGTCTTTATCGCCGTGATAAGTTCTTTCAATGCCTAAGCCGTCATAATCTGAAACAAAAGCGTGTGCTTGAATTCCAATAGTTTCTGACCACTCATAGCCGTTAGGCGTTAATGTTCCAATAATTCCACGAGATTCTGAATAAGGTGCATTAGCTGTAGAATAAAATAAACGATATTGAGACTTGGTTCGAATAACTGCACTGTTAATTACATACGTATCTATGAATCTTGCAACGCCTGATACAATTTCTTGTATTTGACGAGATACTGAGCTTAACTCTACGTCATCAATTCGTTCGGTTCCGGCAACTGTACGTATACCGTCTGGAGCTAAAAAGACTAAATCACCTCCAATCTCTTGAACGCTATAGCCGCTTAAACAGCCTACGTCATTTGTAATCTGTACAATGTTAATGGTTGCTGGATCATTAATATTATCAAGACGATGTATTGTATTCTCACAAAAAATAAAAAGAGAATTACGAAACGACTTAATTCCAACAATAACATCTGTTAAGCGCACAGAGCCTGAACCAGTCTTTTGAAAATCTCTATCGCTATTTGTTGCTGAGTAATAAAGAGTGTTAGGCTCGTTAACTGCATCTACAACACACAAATGCTTGTCGTGATGTTCTAAATATTTACCAGCCGCAGGAATTGTAAGCTCTTCATAGTGAAAGGTTCTTGAAGCTCCTGTCCCATCTATGTAGAAGTTTGCAACTTTGTCTCCGCCCGTAGCAATAGTTAATGTGCCATAAGGGTTTGTTGCGTAGTTGGTTGCGCCTTTAATTAACGCAAACTGAGCCTGAGTCTGATCGGGTCTATCAAGTTCTGTTAAGCCTGAAAGATCGCCTTGTACGGCTCCTGAAAGGCCTGTGTTGTAGTTTACTTGTGTCCAAGACTCACCATCTTCAGAGTAATAAATGCTTGTTCCTACACACGCTACAAGCCCTAAAGCATATGGAAAAACACCCCATACTCTATTTGAGCCATTAGGTCTTGTTGCATCTACTCCACCAAAAAGCTGATAGCCTTGAATACGTCGATAACCGCCATCAGGATCAACTTCAAAGTTAAGAAGTTTGCGGGCAAGACCCGGATTCTTAAGCATCTCAAACTGGTTGAGGTTAGTGTTTAAACCTCCAGAACAAGATATGCCAAAAGGCTGAGACATTTATACAAACCTCTTTCGGTCGTCTTTCATGTAATCAGGAGCTGGTTCCATAAGGTTAGATTTCATGAGACGTAATCCTCGTCTATAATCTTCGTTTGCAAATGCTGCAGCTTGAAAGTTTTCTTTAAACTGTAAAGCATAATATCTTGTACGAGAAGTAAGGACAGATTTATAGATGTTTGGAATTACAATTTGATCTGAATAAAGAACCAATTCAGTCGGAAGAACATAAGCATAAAACCAAACGCGATAAGCTTTGTCGGGTATTGGGCTTAAACCAAACTTGCGGTTGTCTGGACTCTTAATAACGCTTCGAGGCTCTCCCCAATTTTGGGAATCAGCATCATCAGCATTCTCTGCATTTCGATAAAAGTCTTTCCAAGTCTCAAGTGTAATATATTTTAAAGTTTTAGAAACGTATGGGCTTGTTTCGCCTGAGACTCCAATAGTTGTAAGATGAAAATTATCCCAATCTATATAGCCATAATCTGTTGTAAGCGCACTGCTGCCAGCCTTTAATGTATACCAGCGAGTTCCGGCGGTTGTTTCAACGTTAACGTTTCCGTAGAATGGATCAGTAGTGCCGCTGGCCGCTACAGCAAGAAAAGGCCATTGAGGTTCTTCATTAACAATATCAAGATATGCACGATTTACGCATTCTTTGATATGCCTTTGAACGCCTTTTGCACCTGAAAAACTTGCAGCCGTAAGAGCTACTTCGTTTAGTTCGTGCAAAAGTTCGTTAGTTAATTCTAAATATGTAGCGGACATTATGATTTATGACCTTTTTGAATTGGAAAGTCTACGGATTTAGAAGCGCCCTTGTGAGGTTTATAACCTTCTTTGGGGTCTTTCATTAGTTTGTAGTCTTTTCCACTTTTCATCCAATGATAGCCTTTGGGCGCTGAAACTTTCATAATTTTAGTTTGCTGCTGCTTTCGGCATTGCGTCAGCAATTGTTGAGCCGTAAACAGGCTGTGAAGAAGTAGACTTAACTTCGCCGCCCATCATATAACCCATCTTTTCTTTTTTCATTTTACCGTCCATCATTTTAGCTTTTCGATGTTTTTTGTTGCAGTTCATTATCTTTGCTCCCGAAGATTTTATCCCAGTTGTTATCAAACTTTTCTTTGTTTATTTCCCGAGGTCTTCCACGCTGTTTAGATCTAGGCTTAAGTATAAAAGGTTTGTCGGGGGTTCCCATCAATGGCATAATTATTATTCTCTTTTAAAAACTTGGGAGGGGTATTTCACCCTCCCGAGCTGTTATCGGTTTAGTCGATAACGTAGTAGCCGCCGATAAGCGCTTCAGGGCGAAGAACCTTAGCACCATAAACATGCAGACCACGAACAATATCACCAAAGCTTGAGGGGTCACGGATGACTTCAGTGCTTGTGATGGTTTGTGCAGTTGCAGTTGAGCTAATGTGTCCAGCCATTAAGAAGCCAGTAGCGTTAGAAGTAGCAGGCAAGTTGTTAGACTTGTACATGCTAAATCCACGTAGCTTACCAGAGCTTACGAGACCGTTACGGATTGAACCTTGACCAGCGTTGTAGTCAACAGACAGAAGCTTAGAAGAGCTTTGAGAAAGCTGCTCATAGAAGTCTGGAGAAGCTACAACCCAACGACCTTCTTCAGGTACGTTCTGGGCATCAAGCAATCGAGCCATGCGAGCAAGAACATCTAGCGGATCAGTTTCGCCGATGCCAAGGTCGATAGCGCCAGCACCGTCATACACACCAGCCGTTAGAGCTGTAGCGCTGTCTGCGCCAAGAGTGTGGTCGGGAGCAGAAGCGGCAAGACCTGCTTGCATTTTAGTAATAACGCCAGCGTCGAAAGCATCACGAAGCGCATATGCTGCAGAGCTAGACGCAACTTCTTTAAAGTTAACATGAGACATTGAAGTTTCGATATCATCTACGATGAATTTGAAAGCATTCGCAGTATCAACAACCAAAGAAACTTCTTGGTCGGTCAACTTAGTTTGAGTTACATCTGCACCACGCTCATACTGATAAACAGAGATTGTAGGCTCTTTGATGATGCGGACGCTATCACCGTAAGCTGCGATATCTCCAGCGTAGTCAGTATTAGTAATTGCTTCTGCTACTGATGCTTTTCGGAAAAAGTTGAGAACTTTCTTGCTATAAACGGCAGGAAGGAAAAACGAGTTAGTTTGTCCAGAAACCGAGTTTGCAAAGTTAGCATCAGTATCAGTTGCGGGTTCAAAGTATTGGTCAGAAACGTTATTAGCCATGAGTATTTACTCCAAAAGTAATTAAAAGATTTTAGTTAACTACTCTGCCTTCGCGAATTGCCAAATCAATTTCTTGTTCGTATTTGTCAAAGTCGTCAATGGACAGTGCAGCTATTTCCCGTTGTGTCCAAACGCGAGGCTGACGAGCATCTACCGATGTAGTTTTCGTAGAAACGAAATCTGCAGCATTCTGTTTGGAAGGTTGTGTACGTGACTTAGACTTACTAGAACCGTCATTAATCTTTAAACCTTTTTCCATCTTATAAAAATCAATTGCTCGACTTGCTAAAGAAACATTATCTGGGTTGTTATAGACCCAACGCTGAATTTCTTCGGGTTGAGTCTTAGCCCACTCATGAAAAGACTTGTCTCCTCGAATATCTTCGAAGTCTGGGTGTCTTTCACGCAACTTGTTTTCGGCCTCTTTACGAGATATCATGGCTTCTCTTTCTTCAATTGCTCGAAGCTTTTCTTGAAGCTGATTAACTTGATCTTGAGAGCGAAGATGCGCTACAGATTCCACAGTTTCGTAGAGATCTGGATACTCAGTTTTAAAACGCTCAAGCTCTTCTGGAGATTTAGGCGGCGTGTATTCAGGTTGTGCGGCCTTAGCCTCAGCTAAAAGTTCTTGTTCACGTTGTTTAAACTCAGAAATCTTTTCATCGTAATGACGCTTTAAATCGTCGTAACGCTTTTTATAATTAGATGTGTTTGAAGTTTCTTTTTCTTGTTTCTTCGGGGCCGATGTTTTTCGGGTAGCCGGAGAAGAATTTTCTTCTTCAAAAAACAGCGAGTCTGCACTAGCTTGATGCGGAGCGTCAGAAGTATGCCACTCTTTTTTAGCGTTGTACGGATTTGCTGAAGGTTCTGATTTTTCTTGTTCTTGTAGGTTTGTCATGCTCACTCCTTTATGGGGCTTGTGTCTTTCAAGGTGGCTATTCGTACTGCGCTGTACTATAGGGTCTCGATACTAACAAGGTGGCCTCAAGGTAAATATAAAATAAGATTAGGGGTCAAAAAGATTTTTGAGTAGCCTAACCGCCAATTAAACTAGGCATACGATTTGCACGCAACATTTGGCGCTGTACGTCTAGTTGAGTTTGTGTAGGGTTTCCAGCCGTAACCGGATCATCTACAGCAGACATCGGATTAAACATCAACCCTCCTGCTGCTTTTTTCATTAAGCCACCATCATAGGCACGTTCTGCATCGTCCATCATGGACTGAAGGTTTTCAGCGCCTAGCTGATCTGTAGCTTTCTTGGTGAAAACAAATTCACCGTCTGAAAGTCGAGCAGGAATATCATCAGATGTTCCGTCACCCGGACCTTCAACTTCTCCTGAGCCGTTAAATTCCGACGCAGAAAGAATTAGTTTATCAAAGATCTGACTTAGTTTGTCATCAGTCTCAAGCATAGAATTAACATAATCTACTTCTTCTTCAGACAGAACTTCAGACATAATATATGAGACGTAATCTTCTTCAACAACATCATCAGGCTTTTGAGATGCCATTACGTCGTCCATTTCGTCTTCAGGAATATTGGGGTATGTGTCTTCTGGGACACCACTTTCCATTTGCATTTCTGGCGGAACAAAAAGTGAAGATGCTTCTCCGCCTACTGCCATTTTCTTTTTAGATTGAGATTCAGCATCTAACTGTTTATAAGCTTCAGTAACTACACCGCCGTCAAAACCCTTGGTGGTTTGTGTAAAATTGTTGTAAATC